ACTGGCAAACAGCATCTAACAGAAAATAAAGATTATAACAGTACTCAGCAAAGTTACGGATTCTGGATGATACCGCCTGATGCAGGATCGGATGTTTTAGTAATTGCACTTGAAGGAAATGCTAAAGAGTATTTTTGGATAGGCTGTGTACAAGACGACTTTATAAACATGCAAGTACCCGGAGTTGCTCCCGCAACTGATACTCGTTGGAAAGATGACGAACCAGGTGATATTACAGGATCGAGATTGCCGACAGGTGAAATTAATACATTACTTGAAGACAACAAACCTAATGCAGATGCAACAAAAACAAAACGTCCGTTTCATCCACACCAAGCTGCATTTTTAAAAGAACAAGGGTTGCTTGACGATTGGATACGAGGTACAACTACTTCCAGTGCTAGGAGAGAAGCACCTAGTATGGTATTCGGCGTTAGTTCTCCAGGGCCGTTAGATAAGACAGGTCCAAAAGGTCCGTACGGAAGTAAGACAGATAATGTTATGCGCCATCGAGTTAGATTAGGCGGTACTAGCCTAGTAATGGACGACGGAGATGCTAGCTTGGTTAGACAAGCTCCTGCAGGCGAAGCAGCTCCTGAATATAAGCCAGAAGGCACTACTAATATTCCGGCTAATGAAATGTTTAGAGTGCGTACTAGAACAGGTCATCAAATATTATTACATAACAGTGAAGACTTAATTTATATCGGAAATGCCAGAGGCACTAGTTGGATTGAAATGACATCTAATGGTAAAATTGATATCTATGCACAGGACAGTGTTAGCATCCATACAGACAATGACTTTAACTTTAATGCAGGACGAGATGTTAATATCAATGCAGGCAATAACGTTAATATTAGTTCTGGAAACAATACAAATGTAACTGCTCCAACTAGTATTAATTTAGATTCTCCAGACACAAATGCAATAAACGTAGATGCAACTGGTAATATAATAGTAGGCGGAAACGTAAATGCAGGCTCGTTAGATGCAGGTAGTGTTAATGGTACTGCTGCTGGTTCATCTTGGACAGACTTACCAGGGTCAGATGATCAAATACTAGGATCATTTAGTGCCGGATCAGCAACAGAACCGACAGTAGCTAGTAAGCCTATTAGAGTACCAGCACACGAACCTTGGCCAGGACATGAGAATTTAAATCCTACTGAATTTACTCCTGATAAGACAGAAGCAGTAGAAGAACCAGAAGAATCAACACCAGCAGCATTTCCTAGTATACCTGATACATTTAGTAGAAATTAAGATCTAGGCGTTTGTAAGAGAGTATAAATATAGTATGGCAGATCAAAGATTATATAACGACATAGTGGTTAAAAATAACCGAGTGCAATCGACTCCTGTGAAGAGCAGGGCATACAGAGGACTGTCAACAGTTGGCAAGTCTGTAGGCAATACTGTAGCATACGACTTAGAACTTATCAAACAAGATTTAATAAATCACTTGCATATTAGACAAGGTGAAAAACTTGAAAATCCAGAGTTTGGAACTATTGTTTGGGACTTGCTTTTTGAACCTTTGACAGAAAGTCTTAAAGAAGCTGTTGCAAAAAATATTACCGAAATAGTAAACTACGACCCACGAGTACAAGTAGAGCGTATTGTAGTTGACGAGTACGAAGCCGGCATAATTATCGAATGTGAACTTACTTATTTGCCTTATAATATTACAGAACAATTAGTATTTAAATTTGACGAAGCGAACGGCTTACTAGATTAAATACGCACTTTTCTAAAAGTAATAAATACATTTACATAAAGTTTAAGGCGGAAAACACATGTCAAGTACAAACAGACAAAACAGATTATTGGTTGCAGAAGATTGGAAAAGAATCTATCAGAGCTACCAAAATGCAGATTTTAAGTCATACGATTTTGATAATCTAAGAAGATCGATGATTAACTATCTTCGCAAAAATTATGCAGAAGATTTTAACGATTATATCGAATCTAGTGAGTATCTTGCACTTATTGACCTAATTGCTTTCCTTGGACAGAACTTGTCATTCCGCATTGACTTGAACGCAAGAGAAAACTTTTTAGAACTAGCAGAGCGCAGAGAAAGTGTATTGCGTATTGCTAGAATGTTGTCTTATAATCCTAAACGCAATCAAGCAGCAAACGGCTTACTGCGTATTAGTACAGTAAAAACTACTGAAGGTGTGTACGATAATAATGGTACTAATTTAAGTAATGTTACAATAGAATGGAATGATAGTTCTAATCCAGATTGGTATGAGCAATTTACTAAAGTATTAAACTCAGCATTAACAAAACGTAACCAAATTGGAACACCAATACAACAAGGAGCAGTAGGCACAGTTGCTACTAGTGTGTACAAGCTTAATTCTAATTCAAAGACTGTGCCAGTATACGGATTTACTAAAAATATTGATGGTAGAAATTTAAACTTTGAAGTTACAAGTTGTAAAATTGACGACTCTAGTATTATTGAAGAAGCGCCGCTTCCAGGAAACAATCTAAGTCTATTGTATAGGGATGATGGCGCTGGATCAGGAAGTGCAAATTCAGGCTTCTTCTGCCACTTCCGTCAGGGCACTTTACAAAATGCTAATTTTATAGTTGACACTCCTAGTAACAACCAAGTAGTTGCTCTTGACGTAGAAAATATAAACAACGAAGATTTATGGCTATATCAACTTGACTCAAACAACAGCGAGCAAAGTATATGGACCAAAGTAGATACTGTAGAAGGCAACAATGTTGTATATAATTCTGTAAGTAAAAATGTAAGAAATATTTATTTCCCTCAGACTAGACTGGGTGACAGAGTAAACCTAGTGTTTAGTGATGGTACATTTGGTAATTTGCCTAAGGGCTCCTTCCGTTCGTATTATCGTGTTTCTAAAAATGCAGCTTATACAATTTCTCCTCGCAATATAAGAAATGTTTCTATAAATATTCCTTATATTAACTCTGCTGGAAAAGTCGAAACGCTTAGTATTAATTTAGAATTAACAACAACAGTAAATAATGCAGCTGAAACTGAATCAAACGATAACATTAAAGTTAACGCTCCTGCATTATACTATACTCAAAATAGAATGATTACAGCAGAAGACTATAATATTGCCCCGCTAGCAATTAGTCAAGATATTGTAAAGACAAAAGCAGTTAACAGAGTTGCAAGTGGATTTAGTAGATATTTTGACTTAATTGATTATACAGGAAAGTATTCAAGTACAAATATCTTTGCTAATGACGGTGTTATATATAGAGAAGAATTTTTAGAAAAAACTGAATTTAGTTTTAATAATAAAACTGAAGTTCAAAATGTTATCTACAATACTATTACTCCGATAATTAGAGGCGAAACACTGCGTAACTATTATTATAAGAATTTTGCACAAATTGATATGATATCTTATAATACACAATTTACTCGAGTAACTTCAGAAACTAATTTATCAACAGGATACTTTGTTAATACCAACGACAGCAGTCTTTATAAAGTAGGCGTAGCTTATACCGGCGGTAACTTTAAGTTTATTCAGCCCGGCGCAATGTGTAAATTTATTGCTCCTACAGGCTATTACTTTGTGAAAGACACTAATGAGCTAAAGCTAGGCGATATGAGTGCTCAAGGATCAACTAATTATATCTGGACAAAGGTAGTAAGTGTATTAGGCGATGGTACTGCTAATGGCACTGGAATCTCTAGCAACGAAGGTGTTATTAAGTTTAGCGACAATATACCTACTACTGCAATACTAGAAAAAATAATACCAAAATTATCACAAGGCTTAATAACAGATATTTCTAATAGAGCAATTGATTTGATATTTGCATATAAGTCTTTTGGACTAAGATATGACCTAAATACAGCTACTTGGAAAATCATAACAAGTGATAATTTAAATGTTAATGATGGATTTAACTTGGCAAAATCAGGTGATAATGCAAATCAAAATCTTGACTCTAGTTGGTTAATATTATTTGAAACCAATGGCGAAAAATACAATGTAACTTATAGAAATTTAAGATATATATTTGAAAGCGAAGC